TTACTTGATTTATTTATGAAAGATAGTGTTGATGCTACTAAAACATTTTCAGATGATATTCATGAAGTTTTAGATGTATTTGGAATTGAAGCTGCTCGTATGGTAATGTATGAAGAATTGATGAAAGTTTTCGGCCAAGATTCTATTAATTATCATCATCCTTGTTTATTAGTTGATGCTATGACGTATCATGGACATTTTATTGCAATTGATAGATTTGGTATGTCCAAATTAGATAATGGTGTTCTTGCAAAATCATCATTTGAACAAACTACTAAAATCTTATTTGATGCTGCTGTATCAGGAGAATTTGATACTATGAAAGGCGTTTCAGCCAATATTATGTTTGGACAAATTCCTCCATGCGGAACAGGATTTGTTGATTTATTAATTGATGAAACGAAATTACCTGAAGGTGATATGGAAGATAAATCTATGTTTGATGAAGATTTGAAACATGCAAATCAATTAGTTGAACAAGAAGAACAAAAAGATTTAGATCAAGGAAATTGTAGAATGGAAGATATTGTTATGTCATGGTAATTTAAATATTATAAACTTTTTTATATTAAAAACATGGAACCTAAATATGATTCTGTAGTAAGCAGTATCATATCTAAGTTTGAAGAAAGAGCAAGAATTGGACAAATTAAATATGGGAAAACCTTAGATAGAAATGATTTATCTTTCTTAGAATGGATTAATCATGCTCAAGAAGAATTAATGGATGGTATTCTTTATCTAGAAAAAATTAAGAAATTAACACGACCAACAAATACTTAATTGCTATATGCTAGACCACCCATGCCTGACATAATACGTAGTACGTTATAGTTAATGGCATATACACGAACGTTCCATGTATCATCCGTATCTTGATTTACAGCTACTGAACCATCCATTGTCATTACAATAGTTGCTGTATCTACACGAGAGAAATTGCATGTACCGCTGGGTTGATTTTCTTCAGGTTTAATAGCGAATGAATACATGTATACACCTACTCCAGGAACAAATCCAGTATGGTGTTGGTAAGGTTGTACTTTATTAAAGTAATCACCATAACGACGTTCTAATCTATCTTGGCCGTTCATTTGAATCCATTGTTCGTATACAGCAGGTTTATCGTATACATAAGGTAGTAATCTAGTAGTTATAGATGTGCGTGTTTCTTTTTTAGCAGCTTTGCAATCCGTATAAGAACGAGGTTGCACTACCCAAATTAGTTCTTTTACAGGATGGTTAAATGTCAAATCAATTCTTTGATTAGGTGATGAAATACCTACATCTTCATTGAATTGAACTTGTTCAATTAGATATTCATGTGATTGTTGAGCAAATCTACGTCTTTCTTCTGTATCTAGATAAATATAGTCAATGTACAAAGCAGCAGAAGAAGCTTGAGGTAATTTAGATACATTATTGTAATTTCCTGCGATTTCCAAAGGTTCTTTCCATATAACATTAATTTTAACTTCATGGTATTGAAGAGCAATTAAAGGTAAGGCAGCTCCAGGATTTTTAGTAAAGAAAAACATTAGAGGAACGTATACCGTATTAGGTAATGAAGGGCGACCATTACCCGTAGAACAACCTACAGGATTAGGAAGACGTAAAGTCCCTGTATTTAACCCACCATGTAACATAGTGCTTAGTTTTTGAGCTTTAAAGTAATCAGATGTTAAGCAAGACCATAAAAACATATATTCCGAATATAATCTATCAATAAGTTGACCGCCAATATCTAATTCAACATGACTAATTAAATTAAAACCTAAAGGGTCAATTGCATCGGCGGCAGATCTTCCATAATTCCATTGAGCAGGTAGTCCATCTGTACCTAAATAAGGTAATTGAACTTCTACATAAGTGGAATAAAGTAAATCTGCATGACGACCAACAATAGCAGTTTGTTTAGTTCCCCAATTAGGTTGACCATTAAAATTTATACGAAAAGGTTCCATTGCAAAATTCGTGTGGCGTTTATATAAACCTTTCCAAAATGTGATCTGGGGGTTCCCAGAAAGATACGCATCTTGGGCTCCATATGCAATAAGTTGTAATAAACCTCCACCCATTTGTCTTTATATGTTCAAACGTATTTTTTTTTAATTAATGTTTACGACGTCTAGTTCCACGTTTACGACGACGTCCACCTTCTTCAGGAAGAGGAGCAGCAGCTACAGCACCTTCTTCTACTGCCGCAGGTTCTTCTTCTTCAGCGCCACCTTTATTTACTTTTTTCCATGATTTCTTCGCTTCTTTAATTACTTGTTTAAGACCCATACCTTTTTTGTAGGTGCCTTTAGATTTCATCGTACGCATCGTTTTTTTAACGTGAGTAATCCATGCGTTCGGCATCTTTTTTTATATATAGGAATAGGAAATTAAATTACTATGGACTTATCACCAGTTTTAGGATTTGAATCATAGATGGGTGAAGTATGCGCCATAGGTTGAAATGAATGTTCAGGTGGAGGCAAGGTAGGTTTTTTATATGTTAAAGGTTTATAACGCAGATGTTCAGGTTTTAATAATAATGAACCTTGTTGGAATTTACCAATATATAATTCCATCATTGAATCTAATGAACCATAATTCATTAAATTCCATTGACATCCATATCCAAATAAAATTATAGAATTATTGTTTTTTAAATCAGGATCGGGGTCAGGTACAACCATAGTTATAGATTTTCTATTATTATTTATGAGTTCTTCATGATCATATGGTTGTGAAGCAGTCATATAAGATATACGACGTAAATCTGATGTGTTCCATGATAAATTAATAAGTTCTTCTAATGCAGTACCTTTAATTTCACCACCTGAAACTAATATTAATTTTCCAGATAAATTACAAATAGGTTCTTGAGCTAAGTTTTTTCTTTGAAATGCATATTCAGGACCTAAGAAGTATTTAGAAAGAGTTTGTTTAAGAATTTCAGCTGAAGCATTAATAGTTGTAGTTTTAGGTGTATGAAACATTAAACTTAAAACAAATGGATCATCTGCAGCTTTAGTTTCAGATTTATTAAATGCTGAATTTGCTATAGAAACACAACATGATTCTAAAGAAACAGAATTTTTAGCATAATCATATCCAAATTGTTCATTTTTTAATCCAACAACAGGTTTATCTTTATCACCTGCATAAATATCTAATTCAATTAATCTTGCTCCCGCTTTAATTACTAAAGGTAAAATTGAATCACTTATATAATCAGAAGTATAAGAACTTGGAAATACAGAATATGACGATGAAGCAATATAATAATCACATAATCTTGTTTGATCACCTGTAGGACATGCTAATGGAGCTAAATCTATGACTTTATCATAAACTCCAAATGTAGTTTTAGCTCTTGCTAATGTAATAGTATTTGATCCACTTGCCATATGAATAGCAATAAAAACAATAATTACTAGAATAATACCTAGAATTAATGGCATAAATGAAGTATATTGAATATTAGATGGAAGATAACCGCTTAATCCAGATTGCATTCTTCTTATTTAATTTACTTTAAAAAGAAGTTGCCTGAATTTATTCATAACATCATCTGGAATTCTTTCATCCATAGGAATTTCTAATAAACAGCAATGATGAAAATATAAAGAATACATTCCACATTCTGAATCTTTAAATTGATGTTTAGTTGTATTTCTTGATAATTCTAAAGGTTTCTTAAATAAATTTAAAGAATCAACTTCAGTTTTCCATCTTGACATTAAAACTTTAATTTCAGATTCGGGTTTATTAGCATAAGAATCAAAATATGTTACACGTCCATATTCTAATTCAGGCCGTATATCACAATATAATGCAAACCAATGTTGTCCGGGACCATCATGTTTATCTGTATTAAACACAACACCGTACTGATAAAAACCTTGAGATATTAAATCTTTAATTTTTAATGAACAAAGAAAATTAACTAAACATTTTCCAGATTTAGATTTTAAATCAAAATCTATAGGAATACATCCCAAAAATTTATATTTCTTAAATAATTTCATATATTGTTTTTCTACATTTTCAATATCTATTGAACTTAACCATTCTGTTGGATTAACCATCCATGATTGTGGCGCTTTAGGTCTATTCATTAAATGTGCAACAATACATTCAACTCTGCCAGTTTTACATTTAGAATGCATTTTACGT